TGACAACCAATAACGCCAACATTATTTTTTACAATAGCCATTGCATCGCCATTATCATAAGTGGCAACAATATCGCAATTTTCCAAATCGCCAACAAAAGCGCAACCATCGTAAAAATACATTTTAGATTCTAGCTCATGCCAATACACAGTAGCCACAGTTTCAAATTCTGTAAAAATATCTGTATCGGGTTGCGTGATATATTGAACCGCATCAGTATCACCTAATATATTAAAATAGTTTTTACCTGCCCAATATGCACCCATGCAAATGCCCAAGTATTTACCGCCATTTGCCAAATAGTTTTTTAGCGTTTGAATATCATCAGCCGAAAATATAGAATCAAAATCATCAGCATCACCAATGCCACCGCCAAAAACTAAAATATCAGTATCGGCTAATGTATCAGGATTAAATTCGTCAATGGTAATCATTCGCACATTAAATGCGGGTTTAAATGCGCTTGCCATAGCGTGAGCACAATCAAGCTCGCATTGTGGATGATTTACAAAAATTGTAACTGTTTTCATATCTTGATTATACCTTATTTTCTTTCCCAAATCTTATATTTTAGCATAATCCCTAAAAATATTAGGTTTATTACATAATTGACCAATAAGGGTAAATCTAATTTTGGGATAATGTAAGCAATAGTGCAAATTTCACCGCCAAGCCAACAACCCAAAAATCCCCAAGATAAGCCCCTAGAATGCCCGTCTTTTATGCTTTGAATGGCTTGGGGCAGTCCGCAAATTGCAAACAATGTAGCCCCAATCCAACCGAAAATTTCTGCTAATGTCATTTTTAGCCCCTTGCGTTTTATATGCTAATTATACCACAAAAAACAAGACACAACCATTTTTGTAAAAATACAACATAAGGACAAACCCCTATTGACACGCTTCAAAATTATATGGTATAATTTTGGCGCCCCAAAAGTAATACCTTTGTTTTCAATTTTGTTTGAAAACAAAGGTATTCAATTTAATCAACCTGAATATCTACAATTTTACCATCACGCAAAATAAAATACAAATCAGATAATCCCATGCTAACCCAAACGCAATTATTGCCATTTCGCATAGCATAGGATTTTTGTGGATATTTAGAATCCATATAATTTTTTACAATTTCAAAATCTGTCATAGCATATCCTCAGCAGAACCATAATCTTCATCAGTACCCCAACCCGCAGAGGCTAGAGCATAACCATCATCAGAATAATCGGGAAATTCAAAATCAGCATTTGAACCCCAACCTTCAGCAATTTTTTGCTCGGGTGTCATGCGATCAATTATATCACACAATTTTTGCCTTTGATCTTGCAAAAATTCCATTGAACCCCATTCAGCTTCCGACCAATGGCGAGGGCGAACCCCATGCACATCCTTATAAAAATCCCACATTTCAGATTGTAGGTCATAAAGCAATTGATCTTTAGTCATCATTCTTCCTCAGAAAAAAATTGTTCAAGTGCGCCTATGTATTCTGCCATGTTTGCAAATTGCAAACCATGACGATCACAGAATCGGTGAAATCGGCTAATCTGTTGTTCGGTGTATTTCGTTTTCATAAGTGTATTATACCAAAATTTCAGGAAAAAATGCAAGTGTGAAAAAATACAACATAGGGGAAAACACCTATTGACACGCTCCCAATTATACTAGTATAATTGGCGCACCCAAGTAGTACCTTGGTTTTCAATTTTGTTTGAAAACCAAAGTATACATTATTCTTCATCAATTCCTTCTATGTAAACCTCACGCAATCCAAAATGTTGTTCCATTTTGCGAGCATATTTTATAAACGCTGGCCCGTGTGTTTCATGTGCCTTGTTTTCTTCTTGCCATGCATGAATTAGCTCATGTGCAACCAGTGTATCAAAATCACGGGTATTGCCCTTATAGAATATCGTGATCTTATGTTCTTTTAGCTTACCCGTTTTGTCGGAATATTCTGGCTCATATTCAGCATCAGCCCACCGATTTTTACGGGTAATGACCCGCAGGTTTACTGGTTTTTTGAGTCCCAAGAATTTAATAAAGTCGTAAAGGTTTTTCATGTTCACATTGTAACATAGTAAGCATACAGAAAAAAGCAACCCAAGAGGATAGCTTTAAGGGCAATCACATAAGCCCAAAATTCAATATCGTATTTGTTCATTGCATCATCTCCTAGTGTGCCTACATTGTACCATAAAAAAGAGTAGGGGCATAAAGCCCCTACAATCTATCAGGCTTTTTCAGCCTTGATAAATTCCGCAATCTTAGCGAGTGCAGTCTTATTCGCTTTAGTCAGCGAATCGGCATCAGCCTCAGTCAAGCCCAATGCTTCACCGATATAATCGGCAAATTCATCCTTCTTAACAACAGCTTCACCAGTCTTAGTGGTGTAGGTCTTAGCTACATAAACCTTCTCGCGCGAAAGTTTAGCAACAACAGAACGCACAGATTTACCCAAAGCGGTAGCGATGGATTCAACAGTCATGCCAGCTTGATAGTCGGCAACCATGCGAGCAGTTTGCTCGGGAGTATAGTTCACAGTCTTAGCAGTCATTTAAAAATCTCCTGAAAAGTCAAGGGTTAGGGAAAGGGTTAGGGAGTCATCACAAAAGCAAAGTATAGCACGAAAGGCAAGGCAATGCAAGCGGCAAAACCAACAGCATCTAAAAATTCTCTGAATGTCATGTTATCTTTTCCTTGTTGCGATGTATCTATTATAAGGCAAAACAAAAGAAAAAACAAGTGTGTGCGTAAATACAACATAGGGATAAATACCTATTGACACGGGCGGGGTATGTGTGCTAGGGCGGTTATTAGACAACTGAGCATCCAAATGCTGCTAGACCCTCCCACACGCGGCCTATATGGAATTTTTTCCAAAACCAAAAAGGTGCGCATGAAATCCACGCCGAGCGTGACCCTAAACCGCCCCAACCTCCCCCAAAAATTTCCACTTGCCCCAACCTTCCCGACTAGTATATAATAGCAGAAAAGGATACCACCATGACTCAAAACCTACCTGCCGAAACTGTTAAGATTGCCCCGGAAGCCCTGGAAGTAGCCAATTGCTACCTACAACTCAATGACCCACGCCAAGTCGCTGCAGAACTGGACCTGGATGTGGAATTGGTCACCGATTACTTAAAACGCCGTGAGGTCAAAGCCTATATCGACTCGGTATTTTTTGATAGTGGCTACAATAACCGATTTTTGATGCGACGTGCCATGGACGCACTTATCAAGCAAAAGTTCACCGAGCTTGAGGAGGCCGGAACTGGGTCGCAAAAAGACATTGCAGAACTGCTTGCACTATCGCATAAAATGTCGATGGACTTGCTGGACAAAGAGATACAACTGGAAAAAATTCGTTCGGGAACTGCACCGCAAAAGCAAGTTAATGTGCAGATCAACGAAGGCTTGGATGGATCAAAGTATTCTAAACTTGTGCAGCAATTGATTAGCGGAGAAGGTGTTTAATGCTAACTATCTCTCGTCCGGATGTTGGGTGTGATGCGATCACAGAGTTTAAGCCCACCGAGCGGTTTATTAAACTACCAATCGTCAACTACCTCAAACTCCTAGACATTTATGATACCATAAACCGTCCACAGGTTGCCTTAATCAACGCAGTAAATGACCCCAAGTACCGTTTTATTTGCGCCGCGCTAGCGCGCAGATTGGGCAAAACTTACATTGCCAATATTATCGGCCAATTAGTGACACTTGTACCAGGCTCCAATGTGTTAATCATGTCGCCTAACTATAACTTGTCAGGCATCTCGTTTGAGCTGCAACGTCGCCTGATCAAGCACTTTGACCTAGAAGTTGCACGTGATAACCTAAAAGACAAAATTATTGAGCTGGAGAATGGAAGCACTATCCGCATGGGTTCTATCTCCACTGTGGATTCGTGTGTTGGCCGTAGCTATGACTTAATCATCTTTGACGAAGCTGCACTAGGTGACGACGGCGAAGCAGCCTTTAACGTTGCACTACGCCCTACCCTAGACAAGCCTAATAGCAAAGCT